ACCATTAGTCCGTCTAGCACGAACACTTGTTCGATGTGGATAACTCATACATGAACAGAAGTTCTGGTTGACAATTTTATATACTAGGTTTAAAATGGATTATAGATAGAAATAGTCTATCAGAAAGAGAGGAAATAAGAATGGTAATTAACGTTCACGCGGGGCACAACCCGCACGGAAAAGTAGCTTGCGGTGCCGTAGGTCTGATTTCAGAATCGTTGGAAAACAGACGCGTAAAAGATCTTGTGGTCGATGAACTACGGCGCATGGGTCACACCGTTTATGACTGTACAGTTGAAAACGGTCTTACACAGTCTGATGTGCTGGCTAAGATTGTAAAGAAGTCAAATGCGCACAAGGCTGATCTTGATTTGTCGATACACTTTAATGCATCAAGTTCTGCGGCGGCTAATGGGGCGGAAGTATGGGTGTATAACGATAAATCAAAAGCCGTGGATAAAGCTACCGACATTTTAAATGCAATTTGTTCGCTTGGTTTTAAGAATCGCGGAGTTAAAAAGTCAGAAAAGTTGTACTTTTTGCGTAAGACAAAAGCCCCTGCCGTCATTATCGAATGTTGCTTTGTAGGCTCTGAAAAAGATGTATCGTTATACAACGTTGAGGAAATGGCGGCGGCTATTGTTTACGGGATCACTGGTACAAGGTGTATTGGCACGGATGAATCGGAAAAAACATTGCAGAAAGATGAAGAGGACGTTTCAGAAGTTATAGGTGCAGGAAAGATCTACCGTGTCTGCGTATTAGATCAGAAAGGCGCTTTTCACAATGCGCAAAATGCCGCAAATTTGAAAGCCGCACTTGAGAAAAGCGGTTATAATGTACTGATTACAGAATCATAGGAGAAAAAATGAACAAAAAGAAAATTATTGCAATAGCTAAAAAAGTATGTGAAAAATGGTACGGTGTCCTTGTGGACACCGTAGCAATGTATAGTGATGGTTCGAGCGCTATAGTATTTGCCGTTGACACAAAAGATACAGTACAATTTGTTACAGTAGAGGTAAACAAAAAAGAGAATGTAAACGACATTATAGAGAGGGCAAACATACGCATAGCATTTACTATATGCGCGGAAAGGATAAGGCATGTATAACAAAGACTATCTTTTATCTTTGCGTGGGAAAGAGCGGCGCGAGATGTATAAAAAGTTAGCGCCACTTGCCAACAAGCAAAAAGCGCGAATTGAAAAAGCGGGCTACAAGAAAGAAAGTGTGCTGAATGTGTTAAGGAAAAGGGATGATTGGAATCCAGACAAGTACAATCAGCGCGCCTACCTAAAGCTTGTTCGTTTTGTGACAGCAAAAAGTCATACATTGACAGGGATAAGAGAGATAAGGCAAGAGCGAATGCAAGCGCTAAGGAACTTAGGTATATCAGAAGAACTCTTAAATGACCAAGATTTCTATGCTTTCTTACACTCCCAAGAGTATAAAAGTTTAAAAATGCGCAATCCATCAGAAGATATTATAGAAGCATACGATTTGTTATACAAAGAGGGTAAATCAGCAAACGAAATACAATTAGAGTTAGAAGAGTATGCAACAGCAACGCATACATATGTAAAAGGTCGTAGCTTATGGTAATACAAACATCTTTTATAAAAGACAAAAAAGAGAGCACAAAGGACGAAATTGTATATACAGTTGACAATTTTCCCTATCTTAAGGTAAGTAGGGAATATAGTACAGTTAGGAAAAAAGGGAAAAAGGCTATAGGTTACATAGATAGCCCTGCAACATTTGATATAGAATCTACAACAATAAACAGTGAAAAACCTTATGCATTTATGTATCATTGGCAGTTTTGTTACAAAGGGAATGTTTGCTTTGGTACACGGTGGGAAGAGTTTACAACGTTTTTAAGTAAACTTGGCAAGTATTTAGAGTTATCATCCTCAAAACAGTTAGTTATTTATGTCCACAATTTAGCCTATGAATTTATGTTTGTAAAAGACTTTTTATACATCGAATCCCTTTTTGCGCGTGAATCGCACAAGGTCATTAAATTTAATGCCTGTTTAAAGTCAGATTATTTAAAAACAATAAACAAATTGAATGTTTCACGTGAAACATTTCCGCATTTTGAATTTAGGTGTAGTTATTTTTTATCAAACATGAGTTTAGCAAAATTTTGTGAAAATTCAAAATTTTGTGTACATTATAAGCTACAAGATAGATATGATTATAAAAAAGTGCGTACGCCAGATACACTGCAAACTGAAACAGAGTTAGCATATGACTATAATGATGTAAAAGGACTTGAGGAATGTATACTGTCAAAAATGGATGATTACAATGATACATTAGCAACAATACCTCTAACATCGACCGGATACGTGCGTCGTGAAATGCGCAAAGCTTGCAGAGAGGACAAGAATTATAGAGAATTGTTTGAAACTCTTATGCCTACACCGGAAGTTTATACATTATTGCGGAAAGCTTTTCGCGGAGGTAACACACATGCCAGTAGATATTATGCGGACGCAATAATTGAAAATGTATACAGCATGGATAGAGTGTCAAGTTATCCATCATGTATATGCTCTGATTTGTACCCTATGACACCGTTTACAGAGTATACACCAAAAAACTTTACACAATTATTATCTGATTGTAACAAAAAACAAAACGCTATCATTATGCATGTAACATTTAAGACTATAACAGTACATGATGATGTTACAGTGCCTTATATAGACTTTGCGCATTGTACGTCATTTAGTAAAGAGTATATAAACGACAACGGGCGCGTGTTATCGGCTGAATGGGTAACGTATGCTTGCACAGAACTAGACTTTATTATTATCTGCAATCAATATCATTTTGAGGATATAGAGTGGATACGCGGTTACATGGCAAAAAAAGATTATCTGCCCCGACCAATAGTAAGCACCATGTTAGAGTTTTACGACAAAAAAACACAGCTTAAAGACGTAGCAGGAAAAGAATATGAATATATGAAAAGCAAGAACAGCGCAAATTCTGTTTTCGGCGTAATGGTAACGGATATATGCCATGATGAAATAGTTTACACAGACGGAGAGTGGACAAAAGTTACACCTGATTTGTTAGAATCAATAGCTAGTTATACAGCTTCAAAAAATTCGTTTTTGCTCTATCAATGGGGAGTGTACATTACAGCTAATGCAAGATGGGAATTGCAAAAAATGATAGACGCTGTAGGATGGGATTTTGTTTACGCAGACACTGATAGCGTAAAATTCATAGGAAAACAGCATTTACAAAGCTTTAAAGACCGGAATGATTACTTATTAGCAAAAAAACAACGTTATCGCAATTATGCAGATCGCCAAAATGAAGATGGTACTGCAACGCGTTTTTATTTAGGGATATGGGATGACGACGGTAATTATAAAAAATTTAAGACGCTAGGTGCAAAAAAGTACGCATACATAGATAGCAAAGATAACAAGTTACATGTTACTGTATCTGGTCTGTCAAAATCAAAGGGAGCGGAAGAATTAGCACGTGGAAATGGTTTAGATGATTTTAAAATTGGCAAAATTTTTACGGATTCTGGGCGTACAGTGTCTTACTTTAACGAAAGCAATATACATACTATAAAAGTAAAGGATTATACAGGGAAAGAATGTGAGTTTACAACAGCGTCCAATATAGCTATCGTAGATACTACATATACTTTAGGTATATCTGACGAGTACGCGTCTGTGTTAGGTTCATGCATAAATTTTTCTGAATAATTTTAAAAATAATAGTTGACAAAATAGAGAAGTAGTGTATAATAGATAATGTAAGGAAGATAAAACAATAAAACACCAAAACAAGAAAGAGAGGAAAACAATATGACAAAATCACAGTTAATTTTTTCGGAAAGCTACGTAAAGGGTTTATATACTAAAAATGATTTTTTCACTTTTACATTTTTCATGATTGCCAGTACATATGAACCAGACAAAACAATAGCAACAATTAAAAGAGAATTTACTGAACTTTATAATTGGTATAAAGACGGAACATTAGAAGAAAGATACAAAAAGGAAATAATGGAATAAAATAAGCCGAAACGCCCTAACGGGCGTCACGTACAAGGGTTGCAACCTTGCGTCTGATGATGGCAAGCAAACAAGAAAGCGAGGAAAATAAAATGACATTTATTAGTTTATATTCGGTAAACGCAGAGTGGCTTACAGTTACAGAGCTTAATATTACATTTATACATGAGGGTAAACCAGTGCAAATTTCTGGAGAAGCTTTAGATATGGCTATAAAATACAGTAATTTTAAAGTTATTTCTTTTTTTAAAAATAGCGTAATATTAAAAGAAGCAGAATAGCCGAAACGCACTAATGGGCGTAACGTACAAGGCTTGCAACCTTGCGTCTAATAATGCTAAGTAACGCACAAACAAGAAAGTGAGGAAACAACAATGGTAAGAATATCAGCAAAAACACAATATAATTTAATGAGAGCGGTAGAGAGATATAGTAACTACTATAAAAACACGACTCACACTTATTTCTTTAAAGGAATATACCGTGATACAGATAATACTTTTGTCTATCACGTCACAAGAATTTCTAACAAAGATCTTGGGCGTCTGGTAGAACCGGAAACAGTTGGATACATTAAATTATATTTAGACAATAAAACAAAAAAGACCGAATTTTTCAGATAAAGCCGAAACGGGAGACACAATCTCCCGTAACTGGAAAGATAGCAACTTACAGTCTGACGATGGCAAGCTAGTATCATTTACAAGTCATTCAGTTTTCGCTACATTATACAAAGAAAGAGAGGAAAACAAAATGGAAAAGGTAATTTCCAGAACTATCCCAACAAAAGTATTATACCAGATTATGACGGTATCGGCAGAAGATGGTATTAAAATGGGAGATATTGTAGAATGGGATCATGAGATTACCACAGCGGCGGAGAGAGACGAGATTTTAGGGTCTTTCGGTATTGCAAAGGGTAATCTGATTGAGGTTGACCGGAAAGAGGAAACCCGCTTCATGCCGCTGTCTACGTTCATCGAGAACTCAATGACGGCAGAGGAATACGACGCTTACAAAGCGTCAAAGAAGTAAAGAATGTAAGCGAGCAACATTCTAAATGTTTCACGTGAAACATGCTTGCAACATTGCACACCAATAATTAAATTCAAATCAGAAAAGGAGAAAAAAGTTATGTTATACGCAACAGGTAGAGTATATTCCACATTTTCTAATGACGGAAAGTTTTCCATCATGGTAGAGATCACAGACGAAGCCGCGGCGGAGCTGATCGAAAAAGCGGGTCTGAACACAGAAATTGACTGTCCGGTCAAAACGTCCGATGACGGCACAAAGCTTGTAAAGGCGCACACCCAGTTTGATTTTCCGGTGTATCTTGACGGTGTTGAGCAGAACCCGAATGACGAAGCGGCAATCAAGGCGGAAGAGATCGGGGCAGATTCCGAGGTCGAAATTGCGTTTAAGGTTGTCGAGGGCAAGTACAAGGGCAAGAAGTACCAGAGCGCATACCTTAAGGGCATTGACATTTCAAAGCTTGTTCCGGCAACACCGTATAACCCGTTTGACAGATAAGATCTGCGTGCAATGCCATTCACGGCATTGCACGGCGTAAGAATGGCATTTATGGCATGTACGGCAAAACCGGCATGGAGCGGCATGGCTTGCCGTACATGGCATAAAACATAATTTATATGGTACTATTGCACACACTTCAATTACTAAATTCCTCCTAAATTCCTTACGAAATGTCCTATGTCCGAGTAATTGGAGTGTGTGGAGTAGTACCGGATTGGTTTTTGTGGGCGTAAACCGACGGGAAAAACCGTGCCCCGCGCCGTGGTTGGTGCGAGCCGATACCGCGAAACTCTAAAACTATCAACGCGGCGGTAATTCTGTTAATTGCTACCGCCGCAGAAAAGAGGAGAAAATGAGTATTGTAATTGTAATGTTGTTTATTGTGCTTGATTTTATCACGGGAATTGTTATGGCAGTTAAAAACAGTAATTTTAACAGCAGTGTGATGCGTGACGGACTTTTTAACAAGTTTGGCGAAATTGTAATTGTAGCAGTTGGCTTTCTGATCGACTACGGACAGAGGTATCTTGATATGGGATTCAATGTTCCGGTACTCGAGAGTATTTGTGTATATATTATTTTAATGGAAATCGGCAGTATTCTCGAAAATGTGAGCAGAATCAATAAAAAGTTAGTGCCGGAAAAGATTAGAGAAATCTTGGAAAAAGCACCGAAAAAATAAGAAGTGTTTCACGTGAAACATTTCTAGGGACTATCGTCTAACGGTAGGACAACGGATTTTGATTTCCGTCAATGCGGGTTCGATTCCCGCTAGTCCAGTTTAAGGAGGAAGCGTAATGGCTTTTTATAATCTTGATAGTATAAAAAATGTAAAAGACTTAGATGACGATGAACCGATTTTAAGAATGATTATCGGAAATCGTAGCGCCGGAAAGACTACAGCGCTTTTGATTGAATCTTTAAAAAATGTGCAGAATGATAAGCAAGTTGTTTTTTTATACAGAACACAGGATGAAATATCGAGTAGTGGAAAAATGTATGAGGACGTGCTTGATATTTACCCAGAGTATGGAAAAGTCGTGACTAATAAAAGCATTGTAAAAGGCTTAATAAGTGCTATGATGCTACACGATAAAGATGATAATGTTAAACTACTTGGATATGCTGTATACTTTAACAACACCGATAAACTTAAAAAATACAGCCCAATGTTTAAAGACGTTAGTATGATTGTTTTTGATGAATTTGTACTTGAAAACAACGGCTATTTGAAAAATGAAATAACAAAATTTGAGAGTACTTTGAGAACGATCTGTAGAGGTAAGGGGAAACAGGTGCGAGAAGTACCAACTTATTTAATGGCTAATTATGTAACACTTTTAAACCCGTATTTTATTTATTTTGGAATACACAAAAGATTAAGGGATAATACTAATTTTTTACGGGGGCATGGATGGGTTGCACAATTTGTTATTAACAAGGATGCGCAAAATGCCATGAACGAAAGCAAATTTGCAAAAGTGTTTAAAAATAGCCAGTATCAGAAGAGTAGTGCGGATGGCGTGTATCTATGTGATGCAAGCGCTTTTGTCGAAAGCGTAAGCGGAAACAGCCGTTATATTTTTACGCTCGTTTGTGGGAAAGATAGCTATGCAGTCAGAGAGTACCCAGAAAAAGGTATTGTGTATATTGATAGGACTGTCGATCAGAGTTGTAAATATCGCTTTACGTTTGACGCGAGCAGTCATAACGCCGATACTTTGATGTTGAGTAGTCAGAGTTTTATTTATGACTATCTCAAGCGGAGTTATGACTTAGGGTTGTTGAGGTTTAAAGATCTGAAATGTAAGGATATTGTGCTTGATATACTTAGTGTGAGGTTGATGTGATGGCGGCTATAGTTGATTATGGATATATAAGGCAAACTTGGTTAGCGCTTGCTAGTTTAATACCTAACGAAATCGGGCGCGCAGCTTTAATGGGTAATTGGTATGCAGAGAGTCATATAATACCATATTGTATACAAGGTAATGTTGCACCACCTTGGACACCTAGTGTTAATTATACAAATAAGGTTGATAGCGGGGAATATAGCAAAAATAGCTTTGTCTACGATCAAAAAGGTTATGGATTTGCACAATGGACATCATCCGGCAGAAAACTAGGACTATATAATCTAAAAGAACAAATGGGAACTAGCATAGGAGCACTCGAACTTGGAATTGCTTTTGCAACAGAAGAATTAACAAGTTCTTACCGCTCTACACTAGACGTTTTATTAAATGCAAGTGATTTTAGAAGCGCTAGTGATTATGTGCTACATAACTACGAAAAGCCGCAAGATCAAGGAATAGGCGCGCAAGAGACTAGGGCTGATTACTCGGAACAGATTTATAATAAAATGCATGGAATCTTGCCGCCGGAAATAAAAGTCTTGACAATAGAGCCTATTAGTGCTAGTATAGTAGATGGGGGGAGCGTTAGAATTACAGTTAATGCTAACTCTGAATGGACTTATAATCTTGGACAGTATTTAGCCGCGACAAAAGAAGATAATGCTTTGATCGTTAGCGGCAACGCAAACGGCGCACAAGTTACAAGCGTTGTAAACTTTTGGTTGGTGGATAATAGGAACGTTACTGCACAATGTCAGATTGGTATAAACAGACCCGCGCCACCTGCGCCAGAAATTAACGTTACACCCTATAGCCAGAGAGCAAACGTTGGTACTGTTGTTAGGTTTAATGTAAGATCAAATTATGATTGGGGAGTTAATGTACCATATGGTGCGGAACTTGTTAAAAAAGAAAGAGGTTATTGCTATATCAAAGTAAATGTTACAGCATTGCGGAGAGTTGTTATACGTTTCTTTATTTTAAGTGATACAAATATTTATCAAAATTGTACTATCAATATATACGGTGTAGCACCTATTCCAAGTGCAAGAAAGACACCGTTTATATACTATTTAAAACCATTTTTAGGGAAAGGAAGGTAGAAAAAATGACAGCAGATGAAGCTTTAAAAGCAATCTTAGGCAAGATTGACGCGCCGGAAGAATTGGATGAAGAAATCAATGTTATTACAGAATCCATCAGAAGCGGCGCAAATGTAACAGATGACGGCTACAAGGAACGGTATGAGGGCTTGCGCGAAAAGTACATTGCGCGTTTTGGCGAGATGTTAGCCGGACAGGAAACACCGAAAGCAGACATCGAAGAGCCAAAGGCAGATGTTGGTGTGGTCGAAGATGTAACGCCGGAAATGCTTGACTTTGACGGCAGTACAGAGTAAGAGAGGAGAAAAAAATGGGTAACAAAGTTCCGGCTACGAACGTAGCTATTTTAAATGCAGTAAGATCTATGCAGAGTCTGGAATATCAGAACCGGATTCCCGAAGCAACAGCGGAGAACATCTCTAGTATCTACGAAAGTTTGCTTAATATTGTACCGCTTAGAAATGCGTTTGCAAATGCGTTGGTAGAGCAGATCATGGAGCAGAGAATCGAGACAGTCTTTTTTGAGAATCCGCTCGGAGTGCTTAAGAGAGATCCGATGCGTTACGGCGGTACAGAAGAAGAAATTTTTATCAACATGGCAAAAGGTAAGCAGTTTAACCAGTTCGCAACCGTTGCAGAACTGTATGCTTACTACCAGTCAAGCGTTATGGCGGCATACCACAAGATCACACCCGCTATCCAGTACGCGGTTACAGTTACTTTCGACAATTTGCGTACAGCGTTCAGGTCGGAGTATGGTGTGCGCGATTTGATTAACGCAAAAGTGCAGTCACTTTTTGCGGCGGCGAACTGGGATGAATACCTTTGCATGAAGCGCTTAATTGAGAGCGCAAGCGCGGCAGATCAGCTTTACGCGGTTAATGTTGCAGACCCTACAGCGAGCGCAGAAAACGCTAAAAAGCTGACAAAGCTTGTAAAAGCTTACATCGGGCAGATGAAATTTCCCCATCCAGAGTACAACATTGCCGGAGCAGACAGTTGCGCAAACGATCAGACTATCTTTTATATCACTACGCCGGAGATAGACGCAGAGTTAGACGTTGAGGTACTTGCTACAGCGTTTAATATGGACAAGGTGGATATTAACGTCCGCAAGATCATCATTGACAAGTTTGATGACCCGAACATTAAGCTTGCGTTATTTGACATGAGATTTTTCAATGTGCGCGAGAATTTTCGGACACTGACGGATTCGAGAAATGGTGCTGCGTTGACATGGAATTATTTTTACACAATGAGCGAAATGTTTTCTTATTCTCCGTTTTTTCCCTGCATTGTTTTTACTACAGATACTGTCGGTCTTACAACCGTAAGCGTTACAGATACCTCCGGAAATGTGGGAACAGACGTGGAGATCACAGCATTAGTAACCGGAGACAGCCAGTACACGCCGCAGATGCTCGATTTTGATGTTGAGGGTGCGACGAGCCAGTATACAAGTTTTATTCCGGGGTCTAATATCTTGCATATTGCAAATGACGAAAAAGCGGCAACGCTTACCATTAAAGCAACATCAAGATATAACAGCGCGATAAGCGGAACTGGTACAGTTACAGTCAATCAGTAATGTTTCACGCGAAGCATTGATTTTTTGAGGGGAGTGTAATGCTCCCCTAGAAATGAGGAAAGCATGGATAACATGATACCGATGCCTACACAAAAAAACGTAGATGGAATAGCACCTGTTGCGCAAGTGAGGATATGCAGAGGTATCCCTTGGGATTCGTCATATAATCATGTAAGGCTTTTCAATAGCCGAGAAGAACTTTTTGCATATGTTGATAGCAAAGCAATTTATAGCACTGATAATGCCGCGCCTGTTAAAAGAGGTTACGCTGATTTTGCCGCGCCTGTCAACGAGTTGTACGCAGACAGTGCGAACTATATTGCATTTAAAAACGTAGGATATATGGATAACTGGGCGTATGGATTTATAACAAGTGTCGAGCCGCTGTCTGTTAACTCGTGCAGAGTGCATTTTATCATGGACGTTTGGACAAATTGTCAATTTGATATGGTGCTCAATAAGTGTTATATCGAGCGGCAGATTGTAAAAAAGTCTGATGATGTTATAGGCAAGTACACGTTTCCCGAAGGATTGGAAACAGGAGAATATATCGTTAAACAGGAAACAGAACAAAATTATGATGCACCGGAAATAAGTGATCGAAACATTATGAGTGTTGTTATTCCAAGTGCGTTTGACGAGAGCGGAAATTTTAACGGCGGAGAATTTAGAGATGGTGTGTATACTGCTATCACTTTTAACGTTTTTAATAACGGAGAAGGTGCAAACGAATTTTTAATTGCCGCTAACGCAAACGGTACGATCGACGGAATTTTAAACGCGTTTATGATGCCTACAAGCTTTATTGCAGAGGAAACGCAATTTAAGCAATTAAATTTGCCTAAAAAATACGATAGTATTGATGGTTATGTTCCAAAAAACAAAAAGCTTTTTTGCTATCCATATAATTTCCTGTATGGGAACAACAACAACGGCACGGGAATTGAGTATAAATACGAATTTTTTTCCAGTGATGCTTGTAGTTTTACCTATACAGTAGCAATGACACCCAACCCGTTATTAGTATCTTATCCAATCCAGTATAAAGGTTTTGCACAGGATTACTCTGATATGCTTACGTTTTCGGACTATCCAAAATGCGCAATAATGACAGATGCATACAAAGCATATGTTGCACAGATGACGAGTACAGCGGGTGCAAGTGCTTTAATGAGTGCGGGAAGTGTGGTATCACAGGGAGTTGACACAGCCGCCGGAGTTTTTAGTGGAGTTGGTAAAGCTTTAAGCGGTGCGGGCATTGGATTTTTAGGTGCGGCGGCAAGCGGCACAGGAAGCGCTTTAGCTACAGGAAAACAAGCCGCAACTGATGCTTTTAAGTCTAGCCCATTAAGTACTCTTAGTAGCACTGATTGGTCAGATGTTATAGGAAACGGTATAAAAGCAGTAGTTAATCATTTTTTACAGCCGAGCGGAAACGTCACGACATCAAGCGGAAATGCTAGTAAGATTATCGGTAATGACCACATAAGTTATTATCCTATGCAAATTCGTGCAGAGTATGCGCGTAAGATTGATGATTATTTCACAATGTTTGGCTATAAGATTGGAGAGATCGGACAACCCGCAATCAACAATAGATCGGTATGGGATTTTGTTAAAACACGTAATTGCACAATCAGCGGTAACATTGACCTTGATTACCTTGTTATTTTACGATCAATATTTGATCGCGGTGTGACAATATGGCACACTAATGAGATTGGTAATTATGGGCTTGCAAATAATTAACGAAAGGAGAAAAAATGAAAAATCAATCAAAAGACGCAGAATATTTCAGTGTGCCACAGTATCGTAATTATTATATACGATATTTTAATATGCTACACGAAATGATTGTAAACCGCTTTGAGTGGCTAGGACTGCCAGACGAAATTCCGCCAAGAGTGATAGAGGACTATCTTTTTTGGTGGGGGCAAACTGTCTTTTTTAAAGATGACGTTGTAGAGAAATATGCCGTAATGAAAACCAACCTTGGCGGCACTGTGGACATCTACGGAGTGCCGAACATGCGTTTTGCTTACGCACAACAGTATTTTAAAACCTTAGGAAAAAATAATAGCGTTATTATCTGGGATAGTAGCGTAGGATACCCGAGCGTAGATTATGTGCAGATGTATGCAGAAAGTTTAGCAAATATGAGAATGACTAGAAACCTTAACATTTATGCGCAGAGAACACCAATCGCAATAGCGGCTAGTGAAAATCAGCGATTAAGTATAAAAAATTTATTTAAACAATACAATGACTTTGTACCATTTATTGCCGTTAAAGACGGTGTTACAAATCTCGATAATGTCAAAGTCCTTAAGCTTGATGCACCTAACGTGTTCGGCGATCTCACTACAGCTATGCGGCAGGAAATCACAGACTTTTGCGTGCAGTTTGGTATTAGTAACATTGACGGCACAAAAAAAGAGCGTTTAGTTACGAGTGAGGTCGAACAAGATGCTGATTTGACACTTATTAACAGACAATCATTTCTTGGAGTGCGAAAGCGTGCTTGCGATCAAATCAACCGTTTATTTGAGCTTAATGTTGATGTACGATACATCGGTAGCGGTTTAGGCGTGGAACGAAAAGAAAAGCTTGTGAATGGGGGTGGCGAAAATGGCGACATATACGACCAGACTTAGGGATTACATCGAAAGCTTTACGGACTGGAAAGATATAAACGCTACTACTTATGACAAAATCGAAAAAGGTATACCGAAGCTTTTCGATTTTAGTTTTCCATGGTACAATGAAGATGAAACAAGCCGTACAGAATTTGAGCGTATGTTTATCATACACTTTTACATGTGCGAAATCGGGCTTGAAACGATTGGGCTTTTTAAACTAAAACTTAATGATACACTGCGGCGTAACATGCCAAGATACAAGGCGATGTTTGACAGTAATTTGAGTGTTGCGCAGATTTTAGAGAATACAAATATGACGTTTGACGATACTGACACGAGCGACGGAAACAACACGTCAGAAGCAGACAGAACCATGAGCGACACTAACAATAGTAGCGCTAATGATCAACGTATTAACAGTGATAACCCACAAGTTAATTTTTCCGGTACGGACTATGCGTCCGGCATGACTAGAGGTCAAAGCACAGGAAAGGACAGCCGCGCAGTTAGTGAGAAAAACACAGGTAAGAGTAATACATCAGTTATAGACACTAGCCATCGGACAGAAAAAGGGTGGCGCGGAAGTAAAATGAATGAACTTATTATGTATCGCGAACATATTGTAAACGTCAATAACGCAATCATTGCAGATTGTGAGGAATTATTTATGGGTGTGTTTAACGATTTTGTGAATATGAAAGGAGATTGTTTTTATGTTTAGACCTTACTACGTCGAATCGTTACCTGCGGCTTTTGACGAAAGCTTGACTTATGAGGAGCAGTTAAGGAGACTTGCGTTGTTAATTAAAGAAATTAAAGCAAACCTTGACAACAATTTAAGCAAGTATATTTTTGATAATCTTGACAAAATAATGATTGAAGTGTTGTACGATGCAGATGCGGAAACAATTCTACTTAAAAAAGAGATAAAAACATCGTCAGAAACACATTCATTTGACATATCGGAAGAAACAATAAAGATAGGGGGTTAATTTATGAATTATGGTAGTTTTTTTGAAATTGCGGGAGAGAAAATAGCCGTAAAAGACAGAGAAGCGCGGGAACTGATAGCAAGAATAACTGACGAGGGCGCGGTTGTGCTTATTGGCGACAGTTATGGCGAAGGGTATACGCCGCAAGGTACTGTTGCTAGTTGGATTGACTTAATCAAAAAAGATTTTACTAAATGCTATACAAGCGCTATCGGCGGGAGCGGCTTTTTAAATGGCACGACTTTTTTACAACAACTTATAAACTTAAGCGCAAATATTAAAGAAGACGTTAAGCTTATAATTGTTGGCGGCGGATATAATGACAAAGGCTATACGCAAAACGATATTATAGCGGCAATATCCACTTTTGCAAGCTATGTAAAAGAGCGCTTTCCAAGAGCAAAAGTAATAGTTGCGGAAATGGGGTGGGGAGTTGACTTACATTCACGTACAGATGTCTATAACAATGTGTTTCAATCTTATGCAGTAGGTTGCGCGGCGAATAATTTTGCTTACAGTGCGGCTTGCACTTACCCGTTACATGACTATAACCTTTTTAGTAGTGACGGTTTCCATCCGAATGCCAACGGGCAGATCGCAATTACCAACGCATTAAAATCGATTATTAAAACCGGAACGTATGATTGGAGTTGCCCGTGGCATTTAATTCATATAGCGCCGAACACAAATTTCGGAACGCCCGAAGCAGATTATTTAGGAATTAGTATTTATAAAGACCAAGTAAACATCAATATTAGACCTATCCAGTTTACTGTAAACAATGTTACCTTAGAGGGCGGTAAATTTAGAAAAATTGGAGAATTGCCGACAGATGTTCTTAGTGGCTATTCAAACGATAGCCCGTTCTGTGCGGTCAACGTTCCTACGTGGGCGCAAGATAACACAGGTCATTACTACTCGTTTAATGCTATGCTTGTTTTTAATAGTGTAGATAAAGGCGTTTATCTGTATATTACAAATGTACAACCAGATGGCTCTGGATATTTTAAACTTCTTAATACAACGACTATGCGATTTATGGGAGCACAGGCAACTTTACCGGCGTACTTATGCTAATCTGAAAAGGTACTATCTTCATGATAGTACCTTTTTATATCTGTAGTTATCCACATCGAACAAGTGTTCGTGCTAGACGAACTAATGGTGTCCGTCTACCGCGGACACTGTTTTTTCGTGTTGTGCAAACAACTTTGAAAACTCGTTGAATTGTCTGAAAACTTAAAAATCAATATGCATTATGCACAAAGATTTAGTAGATCTTTGTGCATTTTTACTATTGACAAATTGGAATAGATCAACTTTTAGGTAGCGAATTTAACATCTGATTTATCGAACGTATGTTTGTGTTTTTGGGGAAAACAGTGTCCGCGCTACACGGACTATGTAACTTT